ACACTTCCACCGATTGAATTTATCCTTACGTTTATAGTTTTTATTTGGTCTGAATAACTTTCGTTAATCATTGCTATGTCCTCAGCTATCCAAGCACCATTAACACCATATCCAAGTTCTTCTGAATCTCCAATATGTTTGTAGATACGGATGGTAGCAACACCATCACTTACATTCGTTATTTTAGATAATTCTTTATTCACGTTACAAATATAATTAGTAAGTAAAAATTAATTTTATATTTGTAACAACTTTATTTTTTTATGACACCTGAAGAAAAAAGAAAAGCACAAAAAGCAAGGGTAACTTGTGATTTGCGTGGTACTGCAAAAGCCAAATTCTTTGATGAAGTGCTAAAGACTGGCATCAAAGAATCTGAACTTGTGAGATTAATTATCTCTAAACATTTTGACGATAAACCGAATAGGTTTTAATACAAAGGTATTTCAGCGTATATTGTATAAACATCTCCAACATTTAATCCTAATGTGCCATTACTATTATGTAATGTTACTTGACCTGCTGAATTTATTTTAAATGTTAAATATGTATCAGGATTTACTGTGCCTCCAAATGTTGTGAAATATCTATCTGTAACAGGGCGATAACCAACCGGCAAGGTAATAATAGTAGCTGTTCCAACGCTAATCTTTTCTAAGTTAGTATCAATTACTAATTTATTAAATGGTATTTTGTAATAATTAAATGTTGTTCCTGCACTTCCATTTTGCCATTGTGCTGTGGCAATTGTTCCTGTTTGTTTTTTTGGTGATTGCAAAAATAAAATATTGTTGTAATCAAATGTGCCACTTCCTGATGCACCTGCTGACCATACTATTACTCTATTTTGTATAACATTCACAGATGTTCCATCGCTAAATACAAATGGATTATATTGTGTGCCTGTTACGCTTTGCTCAGTAATTGTTCCTACTACCACTTGTGAACCTGTTAATACTACAGTAGCTGAATTAGTCAAATATATTTCGTTATTCACTACCATTGCACCTGCTGTTATAGTGTTGGTTGCTCCTACAATTGTATTTACTGCACCAAACAATACTGTTGGATTACTTAATGGAACAACATCGTTAATTATACCTGCCAATATAGCCGATGTTATTTCTTTAGTAGATAATTGCATTTGCTCTAATGCACCACTTTTAAAAGGCATTGCCGAATTTAATGCAATGTCAGATGTTTTTAAAAATCTCATTTTTTTTTATTTTAGTATGTTGTTATATCATAATTAATTCCTGCATAAACATAGTTATCTGCAAATGTACTTATTATTTTATCTCTATTTGTTGGGTCTGTATCTAATGCTGTCCATACTGATGTAGGAACATTTATTGTAAAATAATAAACTGTATTATTCAAATTTTCTGCTTGTATCCATCCTGATATATCAACATTATTATAGCTAACTACACTACTTTCACTCTCTGTTATTCCTACCCAAAATGCAGTGTCTATAACAGTATTGTTAGTAATATAAATATCACTTGCTCCCGGTGTATTTACAAATGTAGTTCCAAACCACTCATTCAGCAACCACTCAAACAATAGATGCTGAGCATTGTATTTCATTCTCGGTTCAATACCTACAAACTTATCCTGTATCTTAAACCAATACGCTGTATCTGTTGGTATCTTATTTGTATGTGCTACCCAACATTGATAATTTGCTTTGTCAACATACTTTACTTGTTGCCCTACTACATACGCTGTTGCATTACTCCAATCTGCGGCAGTATTTCCATTTTTAAACGTGCCAAAAATAGTATTGTATAATATCTGCAATGGCTTTAATAAAACCTTCGCAAATGCCACAAAAATTGTTTTCCTCTTTTTGGATGGCAAAAAGTTTATTGCAAAATTATCGGTATTAATTATCATACAACAATATAATTAAGAGTATCGGCAAATGTGTGTGAGGTTGTTGTTTCTTCTTCTACATATCCTGAGTAGGTTTGATAATTTACTGCATCAACCCCTGTGGCTAAATTAAACAATATAACTCCTGAACCATAACTAACTGAATTTCTTCTTACCAATATTCTAATTAAACTCACCGTAACAACTCCCTCAGCACCTTGCATAGCATCTACTACCGCCTGTGTGCTTATCGTTCCATTAAAAGGCAAATTTGCCATAAAATTTTCTAATGCTGTGGTAACATTCGCCTCAATAACATTGGCATATTGACCATTGTAATAAATATTCGCTGCAACCTCCATTTTATCGCTGTTTTCATTAACAATGATGTAAGCTATTCCCGCAGGATTAAACGTGCCTATGTAAGTATTTAACTCCGCTAATTGTCCACTACTTACTGGCACTGGTGGCTCATTCTTTGCAACCTTAATTAATACTGTTCTGTTTGGTGCGGTAACAACTGCACACCTTGTAAGTATCTTGTTAGCTTCATTGATAACCGGGTATTCAATAACAAATGTTGATGTATTTAACTCTGCAACATCGCTTGTCTGAAATTGTAATACTTTGTTGCGTGTCCATTGTGGTGTTGATGGTGCTACACTTGCTGCAATAGTTTCTAAATCTGATTTGAATAAATCTTGCAACTGCTCAAATATAGCTATGCAGGAGGCAACAATGAAAAAAAACAAGTTCCATTTTGCGGTTTGACTTGTTGATGTTAGTCCACTCAATGCACTCTCGGCATTCTTGGCATCTAACATACTTTGCTTAATTTGGGATACGCTCCTCGCCATAGTTTAGTTATTAATAATTAGTTGAATAAAAAATGAACCAAATGGAGTGCCTGTTCTTGTGCCATCAAACTTAAATATATCAACTCCTACAACACTATCAAACAATCTTCTTGTAATTGTGATATAAGGAACATTGCCACCATTCATACTGCCACTAATTCCAAAGAATTTATTAATTAAAAAAGCATTGGATAACGTGCCTTGTAATTCACCATTCCCTACTACTGTCCACGCAATATTTCCAACATCATTTTTCATTGATGTAAAGGTAACTCCACCGCCTGAAATAGTTAAATAACCTCTATATTCTTTGTAATCACTACCTCCAACTGCTACCAATGGATTGCCAACCGTTCCGTTTCCTGTTATTGTTGTGCCATCTACTGCTACGGTGGATAGTTTGCTATTTGCTGCCGCCAATGGTATTGCCTGAATGCTTGTAACGGTGGATTTCTTTGTTATTCCACCTTGATTTACTACTACAACCTCCGCACCTGTTAATGTTGATGCTGAGGGTAAATTTGATATTTTTTGCTTTGCCATATTATTGTTCTATTTCTAATTCATAACCACTTTCTGTTGTAATTTCAAATCCATCCTCAGTTGACAATATTACATCTTCTGCTATCACTCCTGTTCTTATTATGTTATTGTCTATTATAGGGTCTACATTTAACACTAATGTATTAATTGTTGCATCTGTTGTTGGCAAATCTACGGATGTTAAATCTAATCCTGTAACTTGGTAACTAATAATATAATCTTGGATGTTTGTATGGTCAAAATTTTGTGTTTCTGACCTCCTTAAAAACTTGGTGTTGTTTGGTGTAGACCAACCGTGTATCAATTCGTTTAAATCTTGTTTTAGTTGAAGTATTGTGGTGTCCTCTGTCTTATAACTTTCAAATCCTAAGTGAATATTAATCATTAACGTGCCACGTTGACGAAGATTGAGGTCATCAACATAAGTGCTATCAGCAAACTCAATAAAGCAACAAGGATAGTTAAATGCTACGTTTTCATTTTCACGTTCAAATTGATTGTTCCAAAGTGCAACATATTTAAGTGTTGCCAGAGTTTCAATCCTTGCTTTTAAATAATTATAAATCGCTAATTGCATATCAACTAAATACTTTGTCTAATCGTTTGATAATTACTTTTTTTATTTTTTCATTGAGGTTGTAAGAATCACCCATAAATTGTCTTTTGGGCATTTTGCTTAATCCATCATTGTGCCTTCTTGCATAGGGTAAATCTGTGCTAATCTTTACGCTTAATGCTGCCCTATTTTCTGGGTTTCTTATGATACTTCTACGCAAATCTCCACTCTTAACTAATATTGCCCTACCTGCCCTCTTATCTTCCTTTTTTCTTGGTTGCCATCTGATAATGTTTTTGTCATCAAACCCTTGCTTACGGAAACTATCAACAAAAAATACCTTAGCGGTATTTCCTATCTCCACCATAGCATTCTCTAAAGTTTTTCTTGCCTTTTTCTCGATGTCCTTAAAATTGAATTTATTGCTCTTTGCCATTATACAATTATAGGTAAATTCCAATTCTTTTTTGCATTCTCTTTGTCATCCTTTGCAATGTCAAAATAAGGATGTTTGTCTTTGCCTTTAGTTTTAAACACATACCCATCCTGCCCTACATTCATCCTAAATAATGGTGGCACATCGTCAGGTGGATTGAAACCTGCCATATCTGTTAGCGGTTCTTCATCCTCAGCCATCTGCACAACCGTACATCTACATCTCCATCCATTTGGAGGATAGTATTCTTTCCAAAAGGCATCATTATAAGGTCGCACAATATTGTCTAAGGCTGCGTGTGTTGGTCTTACCCTACCATCGCCAACCGTTTGATATTTCAACAATGGCAATACATCGGCATCGGCCTCTATTCGCTTCCACTCTGCACCCATCCTACTACTTGCTTTCGCTGTTTGATACTCAGCTTGTAAATAGTCTTTGTTGTACGCTTCAAATATAGGCTTAACCGCCTCTTTAAATTTATAAAAGTTAGATTGAAACTCAGGTTTAGCAAGTATATCGGTCATTGCCCTAACTTGTTGATAGGTCTTTGCACCACTGAATACATAGATGTTATTTGTTAAATCTTTAATCAATAACTCGTCTATAACATCAAATTCTACAACTCCTGCACCTATCCCATCATTCAAATATTTTGCGGTCTTTAGATATATCCCCTCCGGCAAATTAGCCTTAGTAATTGCACCAATCCATACATCATTTGACATTCGATTAAAGTCGTTTTCATCAAATGGAGATGGTGGATCAACTTCCTTACCTATATTTTGTATGTCGCAAAATCCACACATTATTTATACAAATTCATTAATTTGTTGGCCACCATAACACTCTCCTCTTCAATATCAGGCATATCCTGCAACTCAATATTGTATTTGTGTTCCAAGTATTCGTGTTCAAATTTGTAATAAGGCATAAATGAAGCATCTATCTTGGCTTGGTCTAATATCGAGATACTTTCGCTTTCATCATATTTAAAAGTGCAACCATTCAAGTCAAAACCATTTCTAATCATCATTGGAAACAACTGGCTTTCGATGACAAACTTCATTTTCATTAAATCCTGCTTTGCTATCAATGCAGCTACATTTTCGTGAACATTGGCACTGCCTGAGTAACTCTTTTCATCTGTTGTGCCTGTTTGCCCTAAGATTATTTTACTAATTTCAGAGTTGCACCTCTCCACCATCTTATCAAATACTGCATAGGCATCTGTTCTGCTTGCCTGCATCAATTCAATATTGTCGTTAAGGTCCAATACTGCCCACGAAGCTACACCCATATTTCGGAGCATATTCTCCATATTCTTGCGTGTCAATTCATCCCTTACATCGGTCTTACCAATTCTAATTGGTGAACCAAATACCTCTGCAAACTCTGCCCACGCTGCCATTGCATTCTTTTTCCAAATAACATAAGGTGCAAGGTACATCATAATACCTAAATCTTTCTTATCACCCACTCCAATACACCAATTGTTATAAGGTGCTTCATCAAATCGTTTGCCCTCTGTAACGGTTGCGGTGTTGGCTCTAACAAGTGAATACTCAGGCACTACATAGATACGAGGAACTAATTCTGTTGATGTGTATTTGTCGTTAATAATATTGCCAAATTGAACTAAGCTAAAGCCCCAAAAAATAGAATCTAAACTTAGATTTGTGAAGTCATAAAACCACTTTTGATTTAACCACTCGGTTTTCATTTCGTCAACTTCTCCATCAGGGCCGCAAATCATAAATTTTTGACAAAGAACTTTTGATTTTCTTTGTAGCATAGCGGATTGAACCTGCCCATCCAACACAATCTGTTGATACGTTTGCATCAATAGAAATCTGTTTGGGTACATTGGACTTTCTGCCGCTTGTAATGCTATGTTGAATGATTGTGCATCTTGCCTTACCCTCTGCAATTGCTGTTCAAAGTCAATCGTCTTACGGATGTTAGCCTGTGGTGGCTGAGGTTTATTAAAATTAAATATGTCGTTATACCAAGCCATTATTTGAAGAAATTATCTTGTTTGTCTAAACTATTTCCATAGCGAATTGAATACCCGGTGCTGTCTGCTGAGTTAATATTCAATACTTCTGCTGTATCTGTTCCACTTGCCCATCTGTCTAATTGGTCTAATGCCTCTCTGTTGCGTTCTATCCTTAACTCAGGAATGTTACGTGGGTTAATTCTTGCGTGAAGATTATACAATGTCATATCCATTGCTAACTCCACAAACATAGGATATCTATTATCTCCAACTGTCCAATATGTTGCGTTACTTGTTAGCACGTTCACCATTGGTTGCCATACTCCTGCATCAGTTAGCTTTGTGTTGGTGTTATTGGATAGGGCTGTGTAAACATATCCATTGTCATCGGTAACTATGTTTCCAGTTAAATAATCGGTTGTTTTATCCCATCTGTTGAAGTCATTAACGTGGGTTATTGTTTCGCCATTTATTACTCTATCTCTTGTGCGGTAGTGTGTTGATGCACTGAATGCAGTCATCGTTCCAAGTTCAATGTCAACTAAATATCTTTGGACTAATTTTGTCCGCATTCTACTTATTGCCTTAATCTCGGAATCAAATAGGTTTTGGTCTACACCCTCAGTAATCTGAGCAAGGTCAACCGCTTGTATGATAGAAGAATAATCGGATGTCTTTAGAAATCTTGCCATAATGCAAAATTGTAACAATTTTTTTTATTTAATCAAATTATGTTACTAAAATCTTTGCGGTGATTTATATTCTGCATCCCTTCCAACAATAGCTGAGGATTTGAATATTCCTGTTTGGAATTTGGAATATTGAGAAGCAAATACTGCGGTGATTAAATAGCGTGTTAAATCTACTATGTGGCCATAAGGTTGATATGATACTTTTGTAACCGGGTCGGTAACGGTCTTTTTATCAACTTTTCCATTTTTATCCTCTTTTGTATTTTCAAAGTCTAAAATAGCCACTCTGCAACTTTCATCAACAACAAAGCTAATTCCTTGCTCATTATACTCAAGTATTGCATTAAAGAAGTCAGCA